GGTCAAGTTTGTTGTGCATTTCATTTATTGCAGACTCAACCTTACCCATTCTATTTTCAACAGCAGCGTCTCTTTCTCGTTGTGCAGCTAACTCTACTTCTATCTTCGTAAGTCGTTTATCACCAAGGTCTAAGCGTTCAATTAAACGTTTGATAATCCATCCTATCACGCCTAGAGCTACAACAAGGATTGTGTTAAGAAGACTAGGCAGGGAGTCGATCATCTTTATCCTATTACTACTACTTTGAGGTATTGAGATGCAAAACTTAATGCAGTGATTCCTCCCGAACTACCCATTTCAAAAGTTCCTTGATCTCCTAACTGTAATACTAAGGTGTTGTTAGTTAAAGATGTTATTTGAATTCCGTATCCAGAAGAGGAACTGAAGCCATTAAAAAACTCTCCTACTGATTTAGCACCACTATCGGATGCTGATGAATTAACATAAACCGCAACTTGTACATCTGTGGTTCCTAAGTTATGTGTAATAGTGTGAGTGCTACCGTTCGCTACGGTTACAGTACCATGCGAGTTATTCCAAGCAGCTGTGTACTTAGATACAGCACCTCCACCACTAGCAGCAGCTGTAATCCGTCCTTGTTGGTCTACTGTAATGTCAGCACTAGTATAAGCACCCGGTGTGACAGCAGTGTTAGCTAAAGCTAATGTACCGCTTGTCGTAATAGGTCCGCCTGATAGTCCTGTACCGCTACCTACGGAGGTTACTGTACCGCTGCCTCCTGCTTCACTGAGCTTTGCTAAACGAACACCACCAGCAGTTGTACCGTCGTGTACTCTAAGCGTATCGTTTGTTGTATCTACTGTTACTTCACCTTCAGCTCCAGTAAAGCTACTGTGCTCGGTGTCTGTACCTCTTCTAAGTTGTACTGATATATTTGGCATGATGATGGTCTTATACGATTGATCCGAAGTCTAAGGTAGTCGCAAGCTTTGCGGAAGTTACAGCAGCATCGGCTAATTGTGTGGTACCTACTCCACCGGCTGCTATACTTAATGTAGCGTCTCCAGTAGTAGCTCCCCCACTCAGTCCAGTACTGGCGATAACAGCAGTGATGTCTCCGCTTCCTCCGCTAACAATCGTACCACCTGCGGTCGATCCGTCATGTACGTGAAGCTTCTTGTCGTCTGTTGTGTAGATGAGTTCCCCATCAGCACCAGTAAAGCTAGTGTTCTGTGTTGCGGTTCCTCTGCGAATTTGTACTGCTATGCTCATAATGTGTTATACTATTTGTCCGTAAGAATAAGAAGCTGATACAGGATCAGTGGCTACGCTTCCCCAATCATACTCCGTTGGAATGTCTGTTGCTACTTTATACCCCCGTTCAATAACAAGGATTTCTGAAAGATTTGCTGGGGGTGTATCGAACTGTATCTCATCTGCTCCACCTGCTACTGTATAGTCATCTGGGTCTTGTACAGCACCGTCGATTGACACAAGCACAGCCGAAGATGCTACACCGTTTGTAGTAAAGGAAAGAGAGAATGTATCAGTCGTACCGTTCCCTGTGAATTTATTAAAGTCTGGAGTAAGCCCAACACCTGTAGCAATAGCAGAAGCAATACCGTCTACATAAGCTTTTGTCGTAGCGTCCGCTAAAGCAGTAGGAGTACCTACATTTGTGATACGTTTACCTTGAGCATCCCACTGCGTACCGCCTTGTTCTAACTGCAACGACGCATCATTTAACTCACTGATCTCTTCAGCTAAGTAACGATTGTGTAGGTACGCTCTGTCTAACTCCGATTCCGTTAATACAGAACCATTTACAAAGTCTACAAGGTTCGTGTCGGGTTGACTCTTTCTGCGTACTCGGACGATTTGATTCTCAGAAGCTCCAACGTTTAACCGTACCTTTGTATCGCCGTTACTTTCAACGATGATTGAGTAAGCGGATGTAAGTTGAACAGCACCGTTAATCTCGACTGTTACGTGTTCGTCTTCTAAGTAGTCAAAAGTAAAAGCAAAGTCCGTCTGTCCTGATGTCGCTGTATAATCTTGGAAAGTGTTAGCCATGATGTTAAGTGTATATTATTAATTATTGAGAGAGAAGAGCAAGTCCTTAGTCGGCAAGAGTTACAGGAACATACGGGGTTTTCTTTAATAGTTCCTTCAATCTAGTATCAGGTTGCGTTTTCTTGTACTCTTCGACTGGCATTTCTGAGGTTATGCGTTTTAATTGTTCAGCGTCTGGATATGTAGTTAACAGAGCGTTACGAATTTTATCTTCTTTTTCTTGCCGAATTAGCACTGGGTACTCTTGCCTCATTCTTTCGTAAGCTACTTTCTTGTAACCGTTTAAAACTTTCCTAAACAATTCAATCCTCTTATCTTTCTGCTTAAACCCTTCAGGTGTTTTGTTGGGGTCTAACTTAGTCGGAGTGGTTAACTGTCTAGCTAATACAACAGTAGCTTGTTGAACCGTTAAACCATCAATCTTTTGATTCTTATATATCTCTTGCCAACGCTCAAAAGCATCAATACGGGTTTCGGGGTGTATAATTTCTTGTAATTCTATACCGTCCTTTATACTAGTACCTCCATTAAAGTGATACTCCCCATCTAGTTCTAAAGCGACAGCCCAAGCTGCATTGCGTACCTCTTCCTTATTTTTTAAATTGATACTTTTAAACTTTTCTTTATCGAATCTTCTAAGACCGTCTTCATCTTGCACAACATAGTCATCTACATCCATTAATTGTCTGCCTACCTTAAACGGATTTATTAAACTTCCAGCCTGTGCTATATCACTTTTATGCAGCTGTTGTGGTTCTCCCCACATATCTCTGCGTACTGGAACCTCCTTAGCAATGCCTCCAATTCTCTTAGCAAGCATTTTAAGTATGTCATCACTACGCCTTCTAAACTCATCAGTAGCCATTGACATAGCATTCATAGCAGAAGGAACACCAGCACCCAGCATACCTTTAAACAACCTCATGCGTTTAGCTTCAACGGCTTCCTCGGATTCACTAGTAACCGTAATCAACTGCAAGGCATCACCTAAGTTTTTAAAGTAAGATTTATTACCTATGTTATTAGAAACCACTAAAGCTAAGATATTCAATGCAGACATAGCTTCTCTTTTCTGAGCCATACTACCTTTTGAAAGTGTATGAGTATCTGCTACTATATTCATTACAGTTGCGAACGGTTCTAGTGCGGAAATACCCACACTTATAACACCACCTTCACCGTCTGGTAGTCTTAACTCGTAATCGTTTAATCCTGTACCTGTCTGTACGTTCTCTCTTTTCTTCCAGTTCTGAGAAATCATACCTTCGTACAAACCAGCTTCAGCCATCCCCCAAGCAGTTGCTATTATACCTGCACCTATTATTTGCCTACCTTTTGCACGAGCGGCTATAATTGGATCGTTGCTGTTTAAATCTTGCACAGTTTTAGACCATATTTTATCTGAGAATTTTTTTAATCCCGGCACATCAGCTAATGCAGAGGTAGTACTTAAACCTTCCCTTATGATATTCCTGCCTGTCCTTTGGAATGGATTAAGTATAGTTTTTAATAACGGAAATGTATTAAGCATATTTTCCAAACCTTTAACGGGTACTTCTAATGTGTTCAACTCCGCAAACTCACCCAACTCATCCGTGAAGGTTATCTCTTTCACATTACGCTGAACATAATCTACAAAGTTACTGGTGGATTTATCCCAATTATTTTGTACGTAATTATCAATATAAGAAGCTAAGTCTTCCGACTTTACACCTTCCTTTTCAGCGTTCAAAACAGCTTGTCTTCTTACTTGGTCTTCATTCATCAAGCGTGTACCGTCTTCGGTAAATACTTTATTTAAAAACCCTTTATAGTATTCATCAAAATTATCAGGAACTTCTTCACCATTTAANTTAGCCATCCTCCAATCATAATTGGCTTTAGACTTAGTCATGGCGTGTGCTATCCTCATCCTTGACCTTGCATCAACAGCAGCCATAGCTTTACCCGGTACATCTATGAATTGACCTAG